AGAGGGCCAAAGGTAAATAAGTTCTCTTCCATACTATTGAAAAAATTGAAAAAATAGACAAAATTACCGCAGTATTACGTTTAATTCTTTCAGTAAAACGCAAAAACAATAAAATTAATTAAAACCAACACCCCAACCATTAATAAACACCCGCACTAAAGTAATGCTATGGCCGAAGGTAGCCGATGGAACATCTTTCGCGCACGAAAGAGAGAGAACCCTAATCCGATGATAGAGCGAATGGGCATGATGGTTGAGCCGTTCAACCAAGTTGCGGGCGTACCCGATATCATGCGCGACACTGAGCGAATGAGAAAGGACAGCAACTTTGACAACGAGTTCGACCTGTACGACCAAATGCTCAAGATTGACCCCGAACTGAACGGCGCTGTCCGAGCAGTCAGCCTCACCGCGAACAACTACGAGATAAACTACTCGCGTGGGCGAAACGCGGCTATACGAAACGCCATACAGTCACTCGTGGAAGACACCGTGGATTTCGGTGACATCATGATTAACGCGATGCGAGGACTCATGGTGTACGGCAACGACATCAACAAGATAGTCGGCAAGCAGGGAGTCGGCATCACTCAGATTCAGTCCCTTCCCGTCAAGCATATCACGATAGTTGACGAGAGAGGCGGCCTCGGCTCATACTTCGTCGCAGACGAGGACAACCCCGTCATCAACGCGACCACATACATGGTGCGCGAGGGTTCGCAGTACGAGAGAGCGATACCCGCATCCGAGATAATACACATCAAGATTGACTACCGCTCAAACTGGTTCACCGACAACAAACTACGCAAGACATACGGTGTGTGGGGCGCAAGCAGGTTCACCTCGCTGAAGCAGCCCATACGCATGAAGTATAACAGCATGAACAACCGTGTGAGCCTTGAGGACTCGATGACGAAGCAGTTCATCACCATCGACAAGTCGGCCATCGAGCATATCCAAGACCCCGCTGAGCAGGCTGAGAGGCTTCAGCACATCATGGACGAGGTTATCACGCTGTTTGAGGGACTGCGAGGCGACCAAATACCCGTTCTCCCCCACTACGTCGAACTTCACCACGTCGATGTGGGCAACTCGGTTCCCAACAACACGGACTTCCTCGACACCATCAACGCCGACATAGCCGCCGTTCTCCAAGTACCGAGAGTGGCAGCAGGGCAAGAGCGAGGGTCCACTTTCGCGGCGACATACAACGCGAACCTGTGGGCCGTCGGTGCTATCAGCAGGATGCACCGAATACTCGCTGACGCGGCGACCAAGATGTTCATGGTTCACCTCGACCTCCTGAACATTCCCTACCGCAAGCAGGACCTACCGACCATCAAGTTCGACGCTATGGACTCCGAGACACCACTCAACATCATGCAGCGTGTGGTAATGGGGTACAACGCGGGTATATTGACACTCAATCAGTCCTTGGATGTCCTAAATCTTCCAAAAGTTGGACGTGAGGGAGACATGAGAAGGGAGATGTCATCACCCTCTCAAACAGGCGAACTACCACGAGAGAATTCACAGCCGGGTGCAGCAGATGGCAACTGATATAGGCACTACCGGCACATTTTGGAGCGATGTGCTGTTCTTCGGGTTCTATGGACTTGCTTTAAGCCTAACACTAATTTTAATGGGTGAAATGTTAATAAGACGCAAGAAGGCTGGTGTGGACATGGCACGTAGTAATCATTCAGGTCCCAACGACAAACTGATGTTGATTTTCGGTTTAGGCGTCGTTATATCTTGGGTGACTATAGCCGCGACAGCATCATACTTCAGCATCGTGGAAGAGAGAGAAATCACAGATTCCCAACTTACGGTCATCGGTCTTCTCGGTGGTCCCGCCCTTCTGATGATAACCTCGGTCCTCGACTTGTTCAAGGGCAAAGAGTCTGCCAAGATTAACATCTTGCCCGACCAACTCGCATCCGATGTCGCATCCACAGATGCGGAGAAGGACCACGTTAGAGTTCTTGAGTTGGCACGCATCAACCACGAACTTGAGATGGAGAAGATGCAGAAGTCCCACGAACTGAAGATGGACGAGTTTGTAACTACCAATGGAAAGAGTGGGGGGAAGAAGTGAGTTATGAATTCTTCTTCATCCCTGTGTTCTTTCTGTTCGTTGCAACTTTGCTCGATATGTGGCTTCGTAGGCGAGGACTTTGATTGATACAATCTTCTATGTCCTTTGTTCCATCTGCTGTTTGCTGTGGATAGGGTTTGGCCTGTTTCTATGGGCCAAGGTTCTTGAGCATACGAGGCTGTGGGATGACACTGAGAATTTATTGTAGTGTTTGGTTCGTTTTATTTATTATTTCCGTTATTTTAGACTGGTTCAAATATCACAAGCGATAACATTTATCAGTCATTAATCATAAAAGCGTTTCATGCCTATCAACCGTAAGTTGCAGAACATCATCGGTACGGAGCATATCACCGATGCCGCGGAGACATCAATAGCGGCTCAAGCCTCCGGCGGTGCAACCGTCGCCTTCAAGAATGTCGCTGTCTCAGGTCAGGACAACATCGTGGCAGACGCCGAGACAGACACACTCACCATAGCCGCTGGTTCCAATATTACACTTACTACCAATGCAGGGACAGACACGCTTACCATAGCAGCAGCAGGTGGAACTACCGGCTACACTTACACAGACACAGACGGTTCCGAGCAGTTCCTAATATCAGACACCAGCGACACCGCTCTTTTCAAAATACAACAAGCAGGAACAGGTAACGCCTTTGAGGTTCACGACGAAGCATCTGATTTGAATATATTCAAAATAGACAATTCTGGAAAGACAGTAATAGGAAACACTTCTGGAAGCACAGTCCATTCCGCTTTTTCGTTGTATGTAACTGGTGATACAAGAGTCCCAAGATTGAGAGTCGGCACAGGGACCGATGGTGAACCCGGAATCCACTTTGAGGGTGACAGCGATACCGGCATTAGAAGAACTGATACAGACAAACTCGGTTTCATCACCGGAGGTAGTGAAAGACTCAGTGTGGGTTCAGCAGGTGAGATTCTTATTGGTGGTTCCGCTGCTGGCACATCCGGTCAGGTTTTGACATCGGGCGGAAGCGGTGCTGCGGTTTCTTGGGCTGCTGCTGGCGGCGGCGGTGGACTTGCGAAAGCAGTTGGTACGGGTATCTTGAATGCAGACCCATTTGCCAACAACAGCAGTTATCAATCTGCTTATCCGTTGTGGGCTAATACGAGCAACACCAACGGAGCCGGATGGAGTGGCTACCCCGGCACTACTGAAATGCACATGATACCATTTCAAGTGCCTGTTGATGGAGACTTAGCGGAGTTGTCTATTAAAACAAGTGGTTCGGGTTGGGGTCCACTAACAACGTATTGGGCTATTTACGGTGTAGGTAATGACAACCTGCCTGTTGGCGCACCGCTATTCAACACAAGTATTGATATGTCGCCCACAACTGAATACGAGTTTTCAGTCACCGGAGTCACAGGCAAAAGCGCGGGAGACTTGCTTTACTTTGCTTTCTTGGGTATAACTGATATAGCAACGTTATCCGCGCAAATAGGACAGGCGAGAGAAGGTGGGTTTAATTTTATCTTCCCAAGACAAATAAGTGGGAATAACGTCAGTCATCAAGTTTATAGGGCATATACCATCTTGAAAGTTACGGGGATTACAGCAGGACAATTTCCTACGCTTTCAGCAAATTACGCCTTTAATAATACAGTAAGCAATAATTTCCTTCTAAACATTGGTGCGAGGTATTCATGATGACACGAAGAAATAAAGTGAAGATAGCAGCAGATGGAACTAAGACGACATCTATCTATGATGTTGATTGGGAAATGGTTAGGGCTGAAAGAGATGGGCTTCTTCTATCCAGTGATATGTGGATGCTTGTTGATAAGTATAACACATTGACTACCGAACAACAGACAGCCATAAACACATTTAGGCAGAATCTAAGGCAACTCCCACAAGCATATGACAATCCCAACGATGCTTATGACAATATGCCATCATATGAAGAATGGATGTTAGTAAATTAAGGTGATATTATGCCAATAAATCGTAAACTACAGAATATTATCGGTACAGAACACATAACTGATTCGGCTGAGAGTGCCATCGCTGCACAGGCGAGCGGTGGGGCAACTGTCGCTTTCAAGAACGTAGCCGTTTCCGGGCAATCAAATGTAGTAGCAGATGCAGAAACAGATACGCTGAACATCGCCGCTGGCGCAAACGTCACAATAACGACCAACGCAGGGACAGATACCGTCACCATAACATCCAGCGATACTCAACTTTCAACAGAAGCAGTTCAAGACATTGTAGGAGCCATGTTCACAGGCAACACTGAAACTAATATCACCGCAACATATGAAGATTCTGACGGAACTATTGACCTTGTTGCAT